GGATATCTACAACAAAAGTTACAAGCATATTAACACCAATATAATAAAAAAGGTTAGCATATTATAATGCTAACCTTAAAATATATTATCGTTTTGTAGAATGCCATTTCCAGCTATAATCAGTTTGACCTAAGAAAAAGTTAAGAGAATATGGTAATAATGTAATGCTTGGTATGCCATTGATTGAGCAGTTAGTGGGTGCTTTAAGCACTACATTTTTATCTGTTTCATTCATAATTAAACAAAGCATACCTGGTGATGGTTTCATAATTACTAAGTTTCCAGAACCAATGGAATTAATAAAATTATAGGTACTGCTTAAATTAACATCTACAGAATCAATGTCAAATATTCCTACTGTTGACGCTATCGGAAAACCAAACGGAGTACTATATAATGTTTGAGCGCCTTGGTTCATACTACCATTAATAAAATAAGAACATTTTGTAAAATCAATAGCACCTACTTCATTTGATGTACCATTAAGTTCAATATTATTACTATATCCCAAATTAACTGTACTGCTTGTAAATTTTGTTTGATGTAAAGAACACCCTTTTAATACAAGTCTATTATTTCTTTGAACATTAGGGTTATTTTTTTCAAACACAAATGCACCTAAAAAATTCGGATAATTACCCGGAACAGCGTCTGTAACTTGCGGATAAAATTCACAACCGATAAAACAGCAATCATCAGCATCCATTCTAACGTCACAATATTCAAAAGAAGAATAAAATCTACAATTACTAAAAAAGCATCTATATCCGTATAGGGCTAGTGGATTACTCGCACCTTCAACATGGCAATTTACCATTTCAACACTACTAGCATTTTTTTCAATAGCAACTGATGCATAAGGTTTGATATTACCATATAGTGAAAAGAAATGACAGTCGCTTATTTTGCAATTTCCAGATAATATTTCTAAATTATTAGAGTCATTCATAGCACGTCTTGAGTTGCTGTGAATTGTAGAGTTATGCAATACCCAATCTACAGCACCATCGCTAACAATGCCATGCTTAGCATTAAACATAATTTTTGAGTTAATAATGTAACTTGTGCCAGCAGTTCCAAAATTTGTTACAATTCTATTAGAATTATTATAAACCATGAACCCATTTCCGCCACAGTTTCTAATTATCATTTTATCTAATTCAAACTGTTCGCCTTTAATACAAACGCCATGCTGTGTAGTTAAATCGCCTCTTTTTTTAATGTAATTAATATAATCAGCATATTTCCCATCTATCGTAAAATTTACAAGTTTAAAATTAGCATCATATATATTAGTATCATCTCCATAATGCGATGATTTAATAATTATGTCTGTAAATGAAGTATCTGGGATAATTACACTATCTTCGCCACAACCTTCAATATGTGTACTATTAGGTAAAATTAAAGTTTTAGTAATTAAATATTTACCTTTTGGCAAAAATATTAACTCTCCTTGATAATTATTTATGATATTTTGTAAAGCATCTGTATCATCCGTTATACCGTCGCCTACGCATCCCAATTCTTTTACATTATAAGGCGAATAATTTTCATAAAGGTTTTTATTTTTATCTGGGAAATGCAAAATAAAAGCTTTTTCTTTTGAATTAAATGTAAATTTATTTGCCGTGTTATCAATGTTGCCGCTAAATGTATTAGTTTCATCTTGACCTTTTACATTATGTTTTTTATTAAAAGTTTCATTCATAGTATCATGATATTCTTCTGTATTAGTACCATTAACACTAACGCTTCTACTATTACCATAAACTTCCGTCCTAGCTCCACCAATATTAACAGAACTAATACCATCAACATGAACACTATCGTCTCCATCAATATTAATTTCTCTATTATTGCTAATATTTTCTGTCTTACCGCCAGTAATATTCTCACTAACACTACCGCCCGTATAACTCTTTTCTTTTGCTAACTGTTCCTTAACCTCAACACCCAACACATTGAAATTATTCATTACACCACTATCCACGAAATTATTTGTGCTATTGATAATATCAGCAATAAAATTATTTCTATTACCCACACACTTAATACAAACAGGCGTAGCAACCTTACTACTAAATCTATAAACACCATCACTAGCACCAACTTCTAGAACACACTCGCCCTGTACTTTTCCGAGATCATTAAATTTAACGTTAGTAAACTGAACAGAATCTTTACCGTTTATAACAGCAACTTTTTTAACAGCACCACCAAAAACTACATTATCAACTTGTAAATCTCCACCCAATCCGTTATAAACAAAACACTGAAATCCGCTCTTAATAACTAAATTAGTAAATAAACAGTCTTTACCTAATACATTAACAACGTCCAAATCATCCGTCTGAACCTCGTTATTTCCATCAAGCGTTAAATTGCTAATTTGTACATTCTGTACATTTCCACCAGATACCAGTGGTTTAGTATCTCCACCTCTTTGTACAATCTTAGTGCTGTATCTATCAAAACCAACTAAACTAACACCACTTCTTAACGTGAGACTTCTGCTAAGGTATTTGCCATAAGGAAAATAAACGCACCCTCCGCCCTGATTGAATGCATAATCAATACATCCTTGAATAGCACTTGTATCATCAGCTGATCCATTTCCAACCGCTGGTGTAATACCTTTCGGTGGATATTTAACATTCAAAATATAATTCGCTAAAATATTTCTAACAACCTCGTCAATAGCACCGCTAGTAATATAGTTCTGAATCATTTCAGCTACATAGTCAGGGATATTGTTATTATTTTCAATTAACTCATTCAATGCCTTGCAAAATTTATCCAGCTGTTCTCCATAGCTTAAACTTTCGTCATAAACTGTTGGAAGAACCAACCAAGTACAGCATTTTACTGGGTCTACATTTGTAAAATCATACATAAATTTTTCCACCTTTCTTATTACCACAACCCAAAAAATAAATCAGCCAATTCTTCAATCAGCATCATGTCAATATTAATAAAAGTTTCTCGATATTCCATTAATAAAGCTGAATAGCTTTTACTACTCATTTTACCTCTAACACTTTCCAGATAACTTTCTGTGTCGGTCAAATTGCTATTGCTAGACTTACTTCCTTTTCTGCTTCCATCCTTTACGTTTTTGCTTTTAGAACTTCCATCAGAATCAACACTTCCGTTATTAGTTGTAGAATCACTTCCTGTATTCCCTACAACGTTATAAGTAGCGTTTGTTAAGTAAGTTCCATCAATAACATTACTAATAGCCCCTTGAGGTGTATCTGAATAATAATTAGTGGTTGTAGTTGTAGTACCTTTAGTTAAAGTCCCGTCGTTAGAATTAGTTGTACTTTCGTCATGACTTTCATTATAATCAATACTTTCATCGTAGCTTTCGCTATTGTTTTCTGTGTTATCCCTAGTTCCGCTAGCATCTCTGTTACCTGTTTTACTATAGTCAACTTCATATAATGGGTTAAATTCTAATAATGCACTTTTATATAACTGATTGTAGAATGGCATAATTTCGTTCAACTTCGTATCAAGTTTTAACTTCCACAAACCATAAGTTTCAAGCCCAATCTCCCTTGTATAGTAATGTTTCAAAATCTTTGTTTCCAAAACATTGCGATAACTTTCATCAAAAATAGGAAAGTCAAAATCAAAAATTTTAGGGATAGCTTTAGCAATAACGTCTTTAATTTTAGTTTGACCTGCACTTTCAATCAAACCTGCTTCTGTTTCACAAATATAACGCAACTCTGTGGTGTATTTACTCATCTTCATTTACCTCCAATTCATCAGCGTTATAAATATCTTCGTTCTGATTGATAGCTTCGGTATTAATATCGTCATTGAACTCAACATCAATATTTAAGCCAAACATTCTGTTAATTTCATTACAAGCCTGTTTTCTCATATCAAGCCCACTATTTCTACTTGCAATCGTTCCACCCATATTTCTACTGACTTCATCAGAAATTAGCCTTTCTTTTTTCTGATAGTTTGTATTAGAAATTCCTAACCAAGTTAAGCATTCGTTCCAAATTTGCGTTTTAGTCTCAAGTAATTTATCAGCAACATACGGCGCAAGAGTAGGAATAGCATTCAAACTTTTAAGAATGTCTATATCTTTATCAGCAAAAATAACTGGTGCATTTCCTGTATACTGTTCATAAGTATTTTTTAGTGTCAGCCTTTGATTTTCACTACAAGTAATCAATATAGGTGTTTTCTGTGCTTTAATATTTACATCGATTGTTCTATCGCACTCATACAATCTACGCGCAAACATTTCACAACCGTAAATCATATTTTCGTGTAACTTATTATTCCAGATAATAACGCTATCAGTATTATCTAACTGCATATTAAACCCATTATTAGCGTAAGCCGTGCGATGTGTAGGAATTCTATATACATCTAGCATTCCTCCTATCATAGTGGTTAATGCTAAATATTTCATAACATCATCATAGAAGAAAATAGCCATTCCTTGTTCAAATAATGTTAATTCTAAAAATCTTTCATCCACTGAATCGGGAAGATTAGCCCATTTGAAGCGTGATATAGCTAACTCTTTAATTCTGTTATACTGATAAATATAAGCCCTGTTATTTAAAAATAATGAATCAAAATTATCAGAAGTTTTTCTTCGTCTACTCATTATGAACTTCCTTTCAGCCTATTATCCAATAAATAGTTACCAATTTCATCCCCGTTCATCCAATAAGTAATACCCTTATCATGAATCGATTTAATATTACTCATTGCAGATGTCGGGATACTACCATGAGCATCACAACCCACAGTCTTTACATAATTCCAATGCGGTCTGTTGTGTGTGCTAGGGATTTTAACTCTTCTTACTGGATACCCGAACTTGTCCCAAAATGAGTCTATGATTCGTGCGAACTCTTCTCTAACATGAGTATGACTGTAATAAAAATTTTTTATTCCTAGTGCTACACTTGCTCCGTTTCCAGCGTGACCTTTTATAGTATAAGGGTCATGTTTTCTAGCGGCATTTTGTACTAATATATTAGCAATAGAGGATAACATTGTCACACCAGCACCCACTTCGTTTCCTGTACTTGCTTGAACAGTGGCAGATATACCTGCTTGTCCTAATGACGGAACAGCAGATTGAGCTAACCACGCCTTGTATGTATCAACCGAATAGGCACACATTGGAAAATTTTCTAATGCTATTTTTTCGTTATAATTTTTTTCGATACCTTTATAATTTAAAGGAAACATTACAACCTGTGGATTACAGCTCATATCACCACTAATTTGAAAAGTGCATTTTTCACTTGAAAAATATTCATAGGGAAAACTAACACCAATACCATCTAAATTTGTAACATATAAAAAATTATACGGGTAGGTATAAATTTTATTATTATGTGGCGTGAAAGTTTTCCATACGTTTGAAACTTTTTTATCTACAGAAGCGTTAAAAGTTTTAGGCGTAGTTGTATTCTTTGTATTTGTAAAAGCTTCTGGCATCATATATAATGCAATAATCGCATCGGTAAGAGTATCTGGTAAATTAGCTAAATAAGTTGAAGCCCCTGGCGCATTTTCAAACACATTTAATTCAACTCCGCTATAAATCCCAGAATAAATACCACCAGTATTTGCCTCATAATCTTTATCAACAGTAGCCGCTACAACATAATTATACTTTGAACCCACAAAAGATTCAATAAAATCGTCATGGACATATTCTCCAGTATCTAAGTTATCCTCGATTAAATTATCCCCCACAGAATCAGTCGCACTGTGTTCTCGCTCTACGAAACTTGTATCTAAATAAAAATCAAAAAACCATGTCTGCATATCGTCAATTTCAAAATATATAGCCGCTGTTTCATTGTTTATCCATTCTACATTTGTGATAAAAGCATAAAACCATTTATTACCATAAGCACTATTTTGAAACATAAGATAGTTACAATCAAACATATTATCAGCTACTTGCTTTACTACTAATCTACGTTCTTTTCGCTGATAAGTCATATTAGTAAATGTGTATTTTGTCTTGCCCGCAAAATACGCCGTTTGTTTTTCTTTTGAGTCAAAATAAATCGTGTCAGAATAAGTGTTATCTAGTCTTATATTTTTCAAAACCCTTGCAACGGTATTTGGTGCAATATACATTAGGCATTACTCCTTTTAATGATAGAGGGAGAAAAAATCTCCCTCTTAAAACTATGCTACAGTAATAACACATTTTCCAGATTTACTAGAATCATAAACAGATTTAGCTGTGATATTGATAGTTCCTGTAGCGCCCTCTAACAGTGTGACTTTACCTCTAACGTCAACTGTGGCTTTATCAGAATCACTAGACCATGTTACTGACTGCGGTGCAAAATTTTCTGTTGCAACTGTAGCTGTCAGTTGTAACAACTGTCCGGCAGACGCGTTAGCCGCGCTTGGATTTACTTTAACACTTGTTACGGTAGGCGCACCTGCTACGAATAAAGCGGTATTAGCAAATGGGCTAACAGAAAACGTTTTCCAAACATGATACCAATAATTCCAGTAAAGCCCCTGTCCGTTAAACTGTTCAGTAAATTCCTGTAAATTATCAAATACCATGAACCAGTCAGCGTCGATAATAACAGCGGGAATTGCATTTAATGCTTCAAGGTCAGTTGTTCCAATCTCTGTATAATTTGGGTCATCGGCAAATAAAATGTTAAGTCTTGCAACATCAAGATTACCAAAGCCATCAATCATAACACGATGTCCCATAAATTCAGCTTTATTCATGTTAAATGCACTGGCAAGCACTTCAACATCCATAGTAGCATCAAACTGTGCGTTCATAATTAAATATTGATTTTCTTTTAATGAAAAAGTCTGAACACCAGCTACATTATTTTCAGAACTCATAAAGGTTAATTTGTTAGATACACCTTTGATTTCTGCTGTGATAGCTTTCATATTAGCTGTTGTAACTGCTGGAATTTCCTGTACAGTCATGTGACCGTCAAGAATATGTCTAGCGAGTAAATATTTCATGGTTAAGAACTCATCATAATTTGCTCCTGTGTACATCGCATCAACGATTTTAGCGATTAAATTACTTACGCCATCCCATGACAGAAACGCCTGTTTTAATTCTCTATCAGAAATAGTTGATTTATAAAACTTCTGATAATTCATAACATGGAAAGCACTTCTAACATCTGGAATCTCACGCTTAAATACTTCTTTTTCAGCGATTGATTGGTCAAACTGAAAAGGCTTTGCAAGGTTTACGAAAATTTCCTCCACGGTTTCGCCGAACTCTAGCATACCTTTTTTAAACATTTCAATCGGGTTTGTATACATTTTAGATGTAATTAAAACTCTACCAATCCTATTTACCAATGCAGACAGAAATTCATTCTGTAAAGCTGGATAGTCCATGATGATTGCACCAATTTCTTTAATAGACTGAGCGTCTTTAGTTGCCGCGGGAACGTAGTCTTTATAGTTCTGCGTTGCGCTGTTTCTGATAGCGTTTAAAATATCAACACTATTACCAGATAATGTTTTAACCTGTGGCCTAGTAGGCATTTTTATTTCCTCTCTTTCTAATCAAATAAATCATTAAAAGTTACATTTTTATAATCATTCTCATCAGAGTTTTGATTATCATTAGTATCTTCTGAATTTGAAGAATTTAAAAATCTTTCTTTATACTTCTTTCTCCATTCAGCATCATTTTCTTCAAACTTTGCTTTCCAATCTTCTTCGTCCTTTGCACGGTTCTCATAATCATTAAGTGTATCTGATAAATCCTCTGTGAGCTGAATTACTTCATCAGATGTATCATCGACAAATCGTTCTGAAAATCTCTTAATTAATTCGGCTTTATCTACAACTGCCATTCTAAGCACCCCTTTCTTCTAAACATTTTAAGAATGCTATATAGTCATCAGCCTTTGCTAAATCGTCTGTATCCGGTTTATTTCCGTTTCTATATCGGTACTTCCATGCGTTCAATTTGCAAAAAGTTTTAACCGCTTCTGTTCCGAATATGATTCTCATTTCTTCTAAGCATTCAAATTTGTGTACATTATAATAGCTTGGTGTATTATGCATTTACTTCATTCCATTTCTTTGAATCAAACAGTTCTGAAAGTCTCATAGACAAAGGATGATTTGGAGATAACATAACCACACCGTCTTTAACCATAACAACAAACCCTGTTTCATGCTGATACGTTCCATCTTTAAATGGCATTTTTAATCACTCCCTTTTTCTTAAATAAAACCACAAAGGCATTTTTTTAGATTTTCTTACTGGTGTTGGTGGAACTCCACTTAACTTTTGAAACCAATATTCGCCACTTTTCTGTCTCTCTGGTAATGTGCTATAACTTGCTGGTCGTTCATAGTTTCTCATCCATATTTCTACCATTGTAGCAACTGGCTGTGTGGAAACTTTGTATTCCCCATAAGATAGTGGGAATTTTGTAGACGGATAATAGTCTGCATAAGCATCTACAAAAGCCATTTGTGCATAACCGTCAGACGCATTACCAGTTTGATTTGAGAAGTTAGGTGCATATCCTGATATAGCTTTAGCTCGGGAATCGTTAATATATTTCCCTCCCGGTGTAAACTGTGTAAAGCCATATCCAATATTGTGCCACGGCGAATTACTTGTTGATTGTACATTATCCCCTTGCCATCTCCACGGATTGTAACCACCCTCATGACCTACATTTCCCCACATTCCACAGAAAGCTTGTAACGTCCAACCTCTTGATGATAATAAAGAATACGCTTCAAGCGCGTTTTGATATGCTTCTTCGGAAGTTTCAGCATATGCGCCTTTAGCTTTAGCGAACCATGTCATTTATAAATCACTCCTTGTATTTGTTAATGATAGGAAGTAAATCATTTACTGCTTTTTGTACTTCTTCTGGATTGAAACCATCTTTTTTAAGCGCTGTTTTTCTTTCTTCTCCATTTCCATACATTCCACCGATAACCAAGATAGCTCCGGCTACTGTTGTAGGTAATTTGACTGCCGCTGTTTGTAAACACATTATTTTTCACTCTCCATTCTGTCAAGCAATTTTGTCATAACTAATGTATTATTATTAATTGCTTCTTGTAATGCTTTTGTTTCTTCTTGGTGCCTCTGTGACTCTTCAAGACGTTCTTTACGATTTTTTTCATCTGTAACATAAATAAAATATGCCATACCCATGAGACAAACAATATTGAATCCTACTTCTTTAATAGCATTTAACCAAAACAAAGTTGCACCTCCTTTTATGAATAAAATTTAAATAATTACAAAATTATTAACTTTTTGCTATATTTACTATATCACATTATTGACTTTTTGTCAATAGTATGTTATAATTGTTTTAAGAAATATTACAAAAGTGTTACAAAGAATGATAAGGAAGTGACTTTTATGTGTGCTTACTATGACGGGACAAAACTACTTTCCCTTACTGACTTAGATGGAAAGCAACCAGAAATATTAATGGTAACTACTAATAGATCTGGTGGAAAGACAACATATTTTGGTAGGTTGTGCGTTAATAAATTTAAAAAGGGACAAGGAAAATTCGCACTTGTATATAGATATAACTATGAATTAGACGATTGTGCAGACAAATTTTTTAAAGATTTAAGTACCTTATTCTTTCCAGGAAGCATAATGGTAAGTAAAAGAAAAGCATCTGGAATATTTCACGAACTATTTTTAGACGGTGAATCCTGTGGCTATGCCTTATCTTTAAATAGTGCTGACCAGCTTAAAAAATATTCGCATCTTTTTAGTGACGTTAATAGAATGATTTTTGATGAGTTTCAATCAGAATCTAATCATTATTGTAGTGACGAAATTACAAAATTCATTTCAATGCATACTTCTGTAGCAAGAGGTCAAGGGAAACAAGTTAGATACGTCCCTGTTTATATGCTAAGTAATTCAGTTAGCCTTATAAATCCTTACTACGTTGAATTGGGTATTTCTAACAGATTGCGTGACGATACTAAATTTTTAAGAGGACATGGATTTATTTTGGAACAAGGTTTTATTGACAGCGCAAGTATTGCACAGAAAGAAAGTGGATTTAATAAAGCTTTTAATAAAAATTCTTATGTGGCATATTCTAGTGAATGTGTTTATTTAAACGATAATAAAGCATTTATTGAAAAACCTAATGGCATTGGTAGATATTTATGTACTATAAAATATAACGGAACTGATTTTGGAGTTAGGGAATTTGCTGATTCTGGTTTTATTTATGTAGACGATAAACCAGACACGTCATACAAATATAAAATTACTGTTACTACTAGAGACCATGAAATTAACTATGTTATGTTAAAAAGAAATGATATGTTTCTTACAAATTTAAGATTCTATTTTGAAAAAGGTTGTTTCCGATTTAAAGACTTGCGATGCAAGGAAGCAATATTGAAAGCTTTAAGCTATTAATATATCTACATGAGTGTAATTGTCTGTGATATTCTGGAAAAGCACAGTTGAAAGATACTGCCAGAAAATTCCTCGGTGTTGCTTACCGCGTGCAATTCCCTTATGTTAAAGATATAAAAGAGGGTGTAATTTTACACCCTCTAAATTTATAGTCTCAATTCTAAATATTTTATGAGTTTTCCATCAATGAACCTAACATTTTCATCAGTTAGATATTCTTTTATTTCTCCACTTTGTTCAATGCAAACAGGAGAATCTAAATCTAAATTACCGCTATCTACTTCTTTTTCTAAAATATTATATAATTCTTCAACTGTCATTTTATTTCCTCACTTTCTCATTTTATACGGTGTATCAACTAACAATACTCCACCGGGTATTCTTTTAGGTAAAAGCTTACCTGGAACTTCAAGCCCTAGTTTAAAATCTTCAAGATTTCTAGGCTGTGAAAGAAACTCCAATTCTGATTCGCTATAGTTAGTTATGCCTAACTCATCACACATTGTATCATAATCATCAACAAACCAGTTTGAAATTCCTGTGATACTCATTTCAAACAAATCCTTGCTATGCTCTGGCATTCCTGCACACTTTATATTATAGTAGGGCTTTTTAATTAATTCATTATCTTCATGTGTGATATGCTCTATATATGTTTTTTGCCTAGCAAAAATACCAAAATCCCAATTAGATTCAGCTTTCCAACAACAAAACTCACTTGGATGTATTGTTACGCCTTTTACTTCCTCTGGTTTTAAATCACAATGAATTGAGTCAGTATCAGCATATATAAAACCCCTTTCCTTTTTATGATAATTAGCTTGCGCCGCTTTTATTGTAAAGCATCTTGCATAACTTGTAATAGCTGAACCTATCGGTATATATCCGGGTTTTTTATCTTCTTCATGAACTGCCATAAAAGCTATTGCGTCATTCTTTAAATACGCAACTTTAAAACTTGATTCCATTGAAGCCGCCATTTTGCCATACAAATTATTTAAATACAATTTTGCTAGCGTTCTTTTTGCCCCTTTACTTTCCATTTTTTGTTTTTTATATTTATTTATATACCAATCAAATAAACCTATTTCAGAGTCAAACCAGCACCCATCTATTTCTTCATAGTCTACCAGTTCATAATGCTTTTTGATGAGTTCAAAATCCATCATAGTTAAATACAAATCAACTGTAGTTGGCTTTAAATTGCCTTTCTCATCGTGATACCATTTATGATATTCTCCGTTATGATACCAGTCCGAGGTTTCTAATGATTCTGTACCAGAATACATCCAATTAGATTTTATTTGAATAAAAGGTAAAAAACCTTTTTTCAAGTAAAACCTTGTTCTAATATGAACAAAATAAAAATGGTTTTCATGTAGTGCTTCGTCTGGAATATTTCCTATCCAGAAATGAGGTTTACCGACTGGATAACGATTTCCTGATTGCGAGTGCATCATAGATGGATAAAGCGAATTAACGTCAAATGTGCAACCATATGTAACCTTTTTATTCGCTTTGCTTTTTACAAGATAACACCAACCCCCTCTATATGTTTTATGAATCCATTTTCCAGCTGTTTTATATGTGTGTTTTGTTTCATCTATTTGTATATCATAAACATTCGGAAAGAAAAAATCATATTCTTTACTATCAAATGTTTTCTTGAACTCTGATAAGCAACACGCCCCTATAGTTAGTTTGTTGTGACCCTCTGTAAACATCATTTCAAGCGCTTCTTTTACTACTAAAACGTCATTTGCAATATACTGCTTTTCTTCCTGCGTTATATTACATCCAGCATATCGAAAACCCTTATATTCCATTTCCAGTTTTTGATGCTTCGTTTTAAATGCTTTCCCAATCTCTTTAACTTTAAATGGTAACAATTTCAATGAGTCACGAAATTCTATAAAATAACCTTTATATTTTACTATTATTGTATAAAATTGACCCATATCTGATATAGAATATTTAATAGAATTATTTGGCATTTCAAAATCTTTTAAAAACTTGCCTTGTGTCCCATCTGAATTAAATTTTTCGAACGCTTGAATGAACTTGTGCTTTAAAAAGTAGTCTAGCCAGAAAACACCATCAAATTTTAGGTTGTGATAATAAATTCGAATATTACACCTCATTGAAATTAAAAAATTAAATGTTTCCTGTATGCTGTGATGAATAAATACTTCTTCTGTTCCAAGTTCTACTACAGCACTTGCCCAAACTTCGGTTGACGTTTGATTTTCATAAACAGTTGTTTCAAAATCTCCTACAAACGACCTATATACTCGCACCCCCATTTTTATAATCACTCCAATCAGATATAAAAGTTGATTCTTCAACTGTTAAGGGTCTATTAAGTATTAAATTTGCCAGTGTAATGATAGATTCATGAAACATTTCATAATATGGGACTTCTAACAAACTGTTTACAGTTGAAGTTATTTCTTCTTTTATTTCTAGTGTTATTGCATCTTCTTTTTCATCTTTATCTATTTGAGAATACATTGTATTTCTGAATCTGTCATATTCTGTTTGTATCACTCCACCGTCAACCCAAGTTTTACCAGTAAGCATTGGTAGTCCATCTGGTAAAATTGCGTTATCTAATACATTACGAAGCCAATCATAAAAACTTGCAATGTTATCTTCACTTGCTTTTTCTTTTTCATACTCTTTTAAATCAGAATAATCAAAAATTATCCCTGTTTCTGGGTCTAAAACTTTAAGACCTTTCTTTATATCCTTTGTTTTCATTCTTGACAGTAGTCTAGCATAAGATTCTGGGTCTGTCCCTTCTGCTAACAGTTCTTTTGTAGTTTTAAGATTAAAAGAATCTATAGGCTTATACCCTTTTTCTTCAATTCTTTTATAAACTTTTTTAATTCTTTCACGCTGTTTTGTATATTCAGAACGTTTTTTCTTTACCATATTATAACTCCTTTTAATAGAAATCCCGGGAAAAAACCCGGGACTCTTTTCACCTAAAACAAATCACAATATATTATCCTAAAACAAATCATAAGTTAATAGTTACATTACACTACAAGTAATAAAGTCTTTCTTTCCTTTAGACTGTTTCTTATAAACTTTAAGACTCCACTCTTCATTGCAATCACACATTTCATCCCAAATATCAATAAAGGAAGTCCAGAAAGAATTTGAACCTGTGTAATAGCGTGTGCCTTTTTTATCAACGATAACATAATTATCATAGTCTTTGTTCTGTCCGTCTTTTGCTCTTTCGTTATGAATTAAAAGATGTGCAAAAGAATCTACATCAATGATGACCGCATCGTTAGATTCATCAATAAAGTCTGATAAATTAATTGCATCGGATAAATCTTTAAACATCACTGTTTCTTTCTTTGTAAGTTCCTTAGAAGATTCTACTACTTTAACGCTATAATTTGTCATATTCTTTATTCTCCTTTAATTTTAGTCCTCTTCTTTTAAAGCTCTAGCAAGTGCTTCTCTCGAATCATATCTTGTAGCGTATGCAATAAAATCTGATTCAGTAATTGCATACAGTGCGTCAATATCGACAAACGATAAAACGGATACCACTTTTTCATAAAAACGTCCTAATGCTTCAAGCTCTTTTTTCACTTTGTTTTCAATCGTAACATCCTTTTTAATGCTACCAGAAAGTGTAAAATCCTCTTCATGCGTTTCTTTGGTTTTAGTATTGTACAAAAGTACAGTTGCTTTTGTAGAAATGACTGTGCGTGTTACAAGTTTTTCTTTTCTCATTGTTTCATTCTCCTTTTTATTTTATTCTAGCTTTGATAGCTAGTAGCAAGCATTGAGGGATTCGAACCCTCATTTACTTGAGTCAAAGTCAAGCGCTTTACCTTTTAAGCTAAATGCCTGTAAATTCGATTGAAATTATATCGGATTTTCCCGATTCTTTATAAACACACATGATTATTTCTAAATCGGAATTTAAAAATTCTTCTAATGTATCACACGATGCAATTAATGAAACGTTTTTATCTTCAATAAATTGAGATTTTAAAATTTCTAAAAAATTATTCATATTTTACCTCCTTTTATGTGTTTGAATAGTCATGTGAGGATTCGAACCTCTACAACCCGGATTTATACCTTTTGTCATGACTACCTTTCGGAATTATTATGGCTTTTTTGTATCTGTCTTTCTTAACTACAAGTATATTGTAACAGATAAATATTAATAAATTATGAACAAATAAAATTATTTTAAAATATTTTTTATTAGAACGTATGTTCTTTTTTCGAATTAGTGAAAATATTTGTTATATACTTGATTTTTATACATTTTTACTATTAATTCGCCTATTTGTTCACTATAATACCCATAATTGAAATATTCGTGAATTTTGCCTATCTTTATTTTTGATGGAGTATCTGTGAAATAAATTTCACACATTAAATCCCCTTTTCCTGTACAGTAGCATTTTACGTATGATTTTATTTTTCGTTGAACAAAGTTTTCAATGTTTTTAATGTATATTCTCATTTTATAGCTCCCTTTTATACTTATTAAGTTAGTTTTTATAGTTCATTGTGTAAGCTATGTATAATACAATAATTTCTGAATTTATCCATTTTAATAATCTATTTTTGTCTAAATAGACTAAATCCGACTTACTGATAACTTCAGTTGTTTCTACTATAAACCAGCCAATATTTGAAAAACATTCATAAAAATCTTTGCAATTTTTAACTTTGCAAGTGTAATAATCAAGCATCCGATATAATTTATCCTTTACTAATGTATACTTTGTCATAATTTTTTCTCCTTTTAATAATTATAATCTGATAACGTCAGATAAATAAATTTTCTGAGATAACTTATTGATATACGGTCTACCGCTTAAAGTATGGCAAACCTTATGCCTTGAAAACTTATTTCCTGGATTGTCAATACTTCCATTTATAAAGCCTACTACATAATCACAACCATTTATAGCATCCTCAAAATCTGGCTCATAGAATAATAATTCAGCTGAATTACTTATTGGGTAACAACCTATAGGCTTTTTGTTATTATAAGTGCCTTTTAAAGTTCTTTTCACTATTAATTCCTCCTTAATCATGATTTATAGTTTCAATGCAAGTAGAAGGGGTTGAACCTCTCATCGTGCCGCTCACACTTGCTTTATTCATCATATAAATTCTCAACTAACAGTTCAATTTCATTCATAGCTTTTTCATAACAACTAATTAAATCTATAATATTATAAAGTTTATTATATTCAGCGTATGATATAATTTTTAGTGAAATTGCTAAACTAATCATACCACATAACATATTCTTACAATTACTTTTCATTTGATTAATACCATTATAATTAAGTGTATTAGCATCTTTTAAAATCTCAGCAAAATTCTTATACTGCTTTACAAATTCATTATAAAATTTTAATTTCATTTTTATTCCTCCTTGTATTTAATTAATACTTCTTTAACTGTCTTTATTATACCAAATACAATGCTTTTTAGCAAGGTTAAAAGTACACAAATTAATGGCAATTTTTGTAACAAATTGCACAAAGATTTGAAGGAGATTTTATAAGAATGTGACTGTGCATGATGCACTATTATGAAAGCTAAAAGGGGGAATATTGTTGTAACTTTTGTTGTAGATATAGATCG